TTGGAATGGTTGAAAGGTTCTGTGAACCATCAATCCATTTCAGATCTCGTCGGTAATTGGGCTTCTGGTCTCTTCCAGATGAAGGCTTTTCCTCATTTGAAAGATGAAATTTCAATAGCACTTGAAGAGTTAATAAAGACCCTACCCTTAGGTGGTTTTTGCATCTTCGCTATTGAAATGTACCAAGACGTCAAGTCTGGTAAATTTAACTCGCTGCGTTGTCTGCAGCGTGCAGTTTTCCACTGCATTTGGGAACTTGTTCCATTCAATATAATATTCAAGTTGCTGACCTTGCCTTTAAGGTTAGTAATCCATTATTATTGGAACAAAATTGCTAGTATCAACCCAGAACTGGTAATTTATAATCCTATGCTTTCGGAAAAACTATCTCAGGTTTCTGATGTACCATATTCCTTATCGTTGAATGGTACCAGTTACCCGCGTTACTTTGCCCAATGTCCTGTTGAAATTCAGTATTATAAAGAAGTTCATCAAACATTGAAAAATTACGCTGAGGTCCAAGTGAATCCCATGAGGCTCATGTCCACCGCTGTGCATTACCATAATGCGCAAGCCGGCGGAGTCTTTGTTGGTAAGTCCACTAGGAACTTCCTTTATGCATTCCAAGAGCGCAACTGTAAGCCCTACCCTAAAGAAAGGCTTAGCCAGAAAACCAAAATAGCTTTCGAGCTTGCTGGCGAAAAGTTGTTAGAACTCTTGACTCCACATTATCAAAAGGTTTCTTTTGAAGAGTGGTCTGCAAAGTCTGATAAAAAGACTATGTATGAGAATGCCATGAAGGCGCTTGAAGGTAATTGGAACAATATCAAGTATGGCTGGAGTGTGCAGTTGAAAACCAATGAACTCACATTCAAATCCAAGCCAAGAACCATCTTTGCAGCAGACAATTCTTATGTTGTTGTAGCTGGTCCAATGGTTTATTCTTTGCAGCTCGCCATGAAATATGGTCCTCTTTCAGGTAGAGTCGATTTAAAAGACGTTTTTGGTCTAAGTCGATCTCTCTACATCTTGTATGCTTCTGTTGGAGCGCCTGAAATAGAGGAATTTTTCACACGTGCTGCCAGTGACCCTGAAGCTTTCTATTTTGCTATAGTAGGCGATGATTCTTCAGGTGTTATGAAACACACAGTTTTAAGTGCTGATATGACTGCATTTGACTGTTCTCAACACCAATGGTATCATGAACATTGGTTCCGTAATTTTCTACCAAATCACTTGTATCCTGATGAATTCGATGTTTATTTGAAACAGTATCATGCCAAGGAATATACAAGGGTGGTAGAGAGTGACGAGGTCATTGAACTCCCAAAGAGAAATGGCCTCCGTACCGGTTGTTTGGAGACTTCTGTTAGTAATACTCTACTAATGGCTACTTCAATCGGTTGTGCTCTCAAAGCCTCTTTGGCCAATAATTGGCCAGATTCAATTGTCCAATATTTGCAAGATGAATGTGGATTTCAACCGAAATCCAATGTAACATCTCTATGCAATGGTTTTGAATTCCTAAAGAGAGGCTGGATCGAAACGTCGGAACATGGCGTTGTTTGTGTACCTTTACTATCCAATTTTTGTAAACTAGGAAAATCAGAGAAGTCTTTGGCTTCTCTAGTGCCTGGTTCTTGGTGGAAAAGTGATGCGCAAATGTCAATTGACTTCGATCTCATGATGCTGAATAGCATGTTCAAATTTGGTAATAATCCATTTACCGACGAAATCTTTTTATTCCTTAGAAAGAATGCTTGGGTTGGCGAAGAGCTCGAGTATAAAGACGTCGATTGGATGTACAAATTACAAGGCAAATCTGATAAGTCCGTTACTGAACATGACATTTTATCCTTCTGGTGTGCTCGTTATGAAATAACTGCCGAAGACATCAAGGATGCCTGCTTAGATATTTGTGCAAGTCTTTACTGGCGCCCACGAATTTACAACAATGCGACTCTTTCCCGTGCATTGGATGTAGATTATGGACGCTAGGGGCGGAGGGGGAGGGCCATTATCCTTCCCCCTTCGAAAATGGTTTTGCAGACCATTTTCGACTACTCATCAGCGCTTATACCGCCGAGTGGTGCAAAACTCGCAATGAAACAAAACAATAACAAAAACTCCTCTGGTAAACAGAGTGCAAATAGCAGGAATGGGAACAAAACCCAAAGTAAAAAATTGACCGTCGTGAAGAGATCAAATTATCAAAAGGGCACCGGAGTCAGAAATGACTACGGTGGTCAATTGATCTCTACTATGCAGAAAGGCTACGGTGCGACGCTAAGGATGTACCCCACTACATTAGCGTTTGCAAAAGTCTACCTGGACCCCTTCTCACTGTTGGAGGCCAGGCTGCCATTACTACCCATTTACTCA